TAACTCCAGATACATTATCTAGATTAGACCAATCAATTGGTTCATTTACTGGTAGTTTTGAGGTAACAGGTTCTTTAACCGCATACTTACGTAGTAAAACTTCTGGTACTGAAAATTATGTATCAGATCTAATTAAGAAAATGCAAGCGGATAGAAGTGTAAAAAATAGTTTTCAATTCGCAATATGTGTTGGTGGTATTTCTTCTAAAGATGAAGCTACTGTTAATAACACTAATGCTGGATTAACTTCTAAAAATCCAATAAGTGTGTTTTATATACCAACTTGTCATTTATCTGCTCCTTCTATAGAATCAGCAGATGTTCTTGGTACTACTATTGAGTTTAAAGCTATCCCATCAGATTTTGGTGTGTCAGATGCTATATATATCTCTCATACTAATGATGCTTGTGCTACTATGGTAGATCGCTTTATAGCTACTAAAGATATGTTATAATAATATAAGGGGAGATATTCTCCCTTTATAATTTTAAGGATAGTTTTATGTCTCAACCTAACTATAATTACTTATTAAAGAAAAGAACTGGAATATATATTGTTTCAGATGGTATAGGTTATAGATTTAACTCACTATCTGATTATTCTTATTCACAGACTATTACTGAAACTACTAAAAGTAGATCTAATCAATTTACTAAACTTGTACCTAAAGTAGTAATAAATAGGGCAATGAATCCTGGTACTGGAAGTTTAAGTTTTTATTTAAATGATAACTGTATTGCCACTAAACTAGCGTTCAGTAATATGAATATTAGCTATAGTGCTGATACTTTTACTATTAGTAATACTTTTAATAGTATATTAAATACTACATATTTAGTACTAACTGATGAGCAAAGTGGTAAAAATATTATATTCTATGATGTAGTATTTAACTCATTAGATTTAGCTATGGGTATTTCTAATTTAAATAAAGTAACCATGGGATTTAACTATAGTAGGATAGGCTTCGAAGATTTACCTGTAGTATTACAGAATGGCTTAGACCCAATCTATACTTTGCCTAAATATTTAGATGTTAAGATTGGTAATATATCTTTAGATACTATAAAATCCGCAGGGTTTACATATACTAGAGATATAACATGGGTACATGAGGGACCGAACTTATTTAATTTAGGTTTAGTTACTAATCCTAGTATACCTATTAGTAATGATTATAATATATCTGCTACTTTATCTTGTAACGATATTTTTACAGGATATGATTTAATAGCCAGAAAAGTATATAATGAAGATGTACATATATCCAATAGTTCCCTGGATATTTTTATACCAGGAGCTAGAATAACAACTAGAAGAGAAAGTGGTAGCATAGCTACAATAAGTTTTGATATAAAACATCAATCTTTAAGTAATGTTACTGTGAAATTAAACGAATAATCGCCGAGGAAATAAATATGCAAATTAGTAAATTAAAATTAGGTACAAAAAATACTATAGTTAGTTACCCACAATATCCAGATTTTAAGATAAAAATAGGATACGTATCTAAAGAACTTACTAGAAAATTAATAGATTCTAATATGGAAACTAAATTAGATTCTAATGGTATATCTTATACAGAATTAAACACTAAAACTTTCACAAGCCAGTGGTTAGATGTAGCTATTTTAGGGTGGGAAGGATTAACTCTTGATATACTTAGTCATTTAATGTTAATTGATGAAGAAAGTATAGAAGATAGAGACGAACTAGTACCTTACTCTAAAGAAAATGCGCTGGAACTATACTCTAACTGTATACCATTTGAACAATGGGTGACAAAGCAGGTGAAAGATTTAGAAACCTTTCGTAGAGAATTCAAACCAAAGACTAAAGAAGGAACTGAGTAAATACTTAGATAATTCTAGTTTAGGTATAACTAAAGAGAAATTCATAGAAATGAGACAACAGCTCCTAGAACTGGGAGCTGACGCTCCCAGCTTAGAGGATTGTCCGAGATCTATTGAAGATTTTCCACATATAGTACATAATACAATGGAAATCTATGAATTATTACCTGATGAGTATATCATTGCGCCTAATGGTAAAACTCTATATAAAGGTAAAGACCTAAGTACTATAAATACATTTTTTGAGTTATTTTACGTAGATAATATTCCAGATAAGAAACTTATTATAGAGTTAATAGGGTTATTGGATGTTAAAACTAGAAAAGCTCTAAACAAAAAGTAATATAGAAGATTTTCCTCCATAGGCGATTAAGGAGGCATTGCCTTAGGTAGTTTTCTATCTAAGGCTTTTTTATTGAGGATTATATGGCTTCTAATGATAAACTAATTAAAGAGTTACTTATTAATGTTAAGCAAAAAGGTCTTACTACAGTTAATAAGGACTTACAGAAATTACAAGATAATTTTGAAAATGCTTCTGCTGGTTCAGAATTATTAAATGAAACTCTACAAAAACTACCCGGTTCTTTAAGAGAAATAGTACAGGAAGCACAAAAGTTAGAAAGTAGTTTAAAAGACATAAGAATACCAGGGTTAGACTCTATAGACAATAGTTTAATGGAACTAAATGAAGGTATGAATGATTTAATCGGTACTATGGTTGAAATGCAAGAAACCATGACCAAAAACTTTACAAATAGCACCAACAATGCTGATGCAAGTCTAAGAGAACTATTAGTTACCCTAGAACGTATGGGTGTAGATATGGAAGTTGTTAGTAGAGCTATGAAACAAACTAGTAAAAGTACTGATAGTATGAGTAATTCTCAGAAGAAACTAAATAATAGAATGAAAGATACTAGCAGACGTGGTAATAATTTCACTAGACTCTTCTCTGATATGGCTAGCGTTGCTGGGCCTATTCCAGTTCTATACGCACAAATAGCTGCTAACGTATTCGTTTTAGATACTGCTCTTAGAAGCTTAACCGAAGGTGCTCAATTAAATAGGTTAGAACAACTTGGTACTGTAATGGGTACAAGTATAGGTGTACCGATACAATCAATTGCTAGAGATATGCAAGAAGCTACTGGTTACACTATTACCTATCAGGAAGCTCTAAAACAAGCCTCATCTGCTGCTACCTTTGGTTATACAGCTAAACAAATTGAAGAAATGACTAAAGTAGCTCGTCGTGCGTCCGTTGCTCTAGGTGTAGATATGACTGATGCTCTAAACCGTGTTACTCGTGGTGTATCTAAACAAGAAATAGAAATTCTAGATGATTTAGGTATTACTATAAGATTGAATGAAGCTTATAGTGCGTACGCTAAACAACTAAACATATCTGCAACTGCACTGAATAGTTATCAAAAACAACAAGCTTACTTAAATGCTGTTCTTAAACAGTCTGAATTAAGACAGGCTAAAGTTGACCCATATTTACAAGCGAATGGATGGGAAGCACTAACTGCAGAAATAAAAGCATTAGTAGCTGAAGGTCAACAATATATTTCCAAGTTCTTAGACCCGGCTGCTAACTTAATAGCTAATATCTTCAAAGATAATAATGCTACTAAAGCTTCTAAGACTGTGGCAGAAAATATAGATTTATTAAAAGCTAGTTTAACTACAGATTCTAAGGGTGATTTAATAGCTAGTTTAGCTAATAATTTAGCTAAAGATGGTGGAGTAGCTAATAAAGTAGCAGAATTAAATGCCAGAGCTAAACAATTAGAGATAACTATTGATAATCTTAGTAAACGTAGTAGTAGTGACCCTATATATGATGCTTTTGGGGGTAATGCTACAGGGCAATTATTAGCAGATGCAAAAGCTGAATATGAAGAAATAACCGATTTACTTAGAAGATATAATATAGCTGTTATTAACGCTAAAAGTAATCTTTCCTCATTCGAAAAAGCTAATCTTGACGCTATAAAAGGTATTTATATGGATGCTAATGCATTTAAGAATAGTGCACAAAGCTTCTCTGATGCTGAATCTGCCATAAGAGGTACGGCACAGTCTTATGAATTAGTAGGTAAATATGCTACTGAAATGAATAGTATTTTAGATAGAGGGAAAAGTTTTACCCAAGAACAAGTAGAACTATTTAAAGCTATGGGATTAAGTAGTGAAGAAGCAGTAGCTCATATTAATAATCTAGCAAAAGCTTCAGAAAGAAGTTATAAACTAGCTGCTCAATTAGAAACTACTAGAGCTAAAATTATGCAACAAGGTAGTATAAGCGGAGATACTGCTTCAGCTATAACTTTGAAACAGAATGAAGCTACTAGAAAATCTCTACTAGCTCAATTAGCTATGTTAAAAGAAGCTAAAGCTAATGAAAGTGCTTTAATACCTATTAGACAGCAATTAGCAGCTCTTAGTATATCTGATGTAGATTTACTTCGTACTCAAAAAGACGAAGTAATTAATATTGCTGCTGCTGAAGCAGAACTAATTATTAATAGAAGACAATTTAATAATGGAGTATATACTACTACTAGCGAATATACTACACAACAATCTTTATTGTCCGCTCAAATTGAATCTACTAAAGCTTTATTAGCTAATTTAGTATCTGGTAATGCTAGAACTACTGATAGAATAGCTTTAGAGCAAAAATTACTAGATTTAGAAAAGCAAAAAGCTCAAGAGGCTGCTAACAAAATAGAGCAAGATGCTAGGTATCAAATGCAACTTGAATCTATTACTAATACAGCTCCCGGAGGTGCAGGTGAAATAGCTGATGCTCAAAATAAGGCTAATACTTTATTAGCAATGAGAGAAGACTTAGTTAAGAGAAATTTAATAAAGGATACTCAATTGAGGGACTTAGACCTTGAAATTGAGCAAGCTAAACAGGATGCACTTACTAAAGAAATATCTAGCCAGGCGGCTCTTTCTAACCTATTTATGGCTAGAACAGACCAACAATCTACTGCCACTATGACTGCAGAACAAGAGTTAGCTTATCAGCAACAGATTGGTGCATCTATGTATGAAAATGCTAGAAATGCTCTTTCTGCTAATGATGAAGCTATGGGTTCTATGTTTGATCAATTACAGAATTTTGCTACAGCTTTAACTCAAGTAGGTAAAAGTAGTCAAAGTGTATGGAATACTGTAGGCTCTGGGATACAAGCTGTTGCCAGTATAATGAGTTATTCATCACAAAAAGCTATGGGAGATATTGATAGTCAGATCGAAGCTGAAAAGAAACGAGATGGTAAATCAGAAGAATCTCAAAAGAAAATAGCTAAGTTAGAAGCTAAGAAACGTGCAGAGAATCTTAAAGCTCAAAGACAAGCTATTATTGCTAATACTGCTGTAGGTATTATGTCAGCTATATCTACAGCAGGTAATATTTATGCTGGTCTAGCTTTAGCCGCAGTAGTAGCAGCTATGGGTATAACTCAATTAAGTGCCTTAGATTCAGGTTCAATAGCTCAGGCAGATAGCTCGGATCCTACTAAACTAGAATTAGGTTCTAGACAAAATAGTATAGATGTATCAAAATCTGCTAATGCAGGAGAACTATCTTATATTAGAGGAGATAAAGGTACTGGGTCTATACAAGATTTTGTACCTAGAGCACGTGGTAGTAATATGAATCCTAATGTTAAGTACGTAACAGGGGAACATGGTACTGAAGTAGTAGCTACATCTTTACAAGGTAAGAAAGTAACTAATACTGAAGGTTTAGATAATAGTAACTCTAATAGTAATAGTGGTGCTCCTATAAGTCTAACTATACAAGCTATGGATTCTCAATCTATAATTGATAGATCAGAAGATATATTCAATTCTTTAGAAGTAGCAGCTAAAGCTAGAGGTTATACTTTAAGTAGACTTTCTAATATTTAATATTTATAAAAGTCCAGACTAAATTCTATAGTCTGGACTTTTTTTATAAAAAACTTGACTTGACTTTTTCTAATATATATAATGTATATATTAAAATATAAATAAATATATGGAGACATAAATGGCATATATAAGATTATCAGATCCATTAACAAATCCATCTGCTCCTGGATTTACAAAGGCTACTTTAATTAATAATCTACCTACGTATCAAGATAGATTACCTGGTGGTAAAGTTTATTCTTTACAAGGGGAAGCTCAGTACTGGGGTATAATTCTAACTTATGAAGATTTAATTCCCGATGAAATTAGTATAATAGAGGCAGATTTACTAAAAGGTATAGTTAATGGGAATAGGTTTCAGGTACTACTACCTCATCTAGAAAACTATAGAGTATCAGGAGATACTAATACTACTACTATTACTGCTGGACAACAGGGAGCTAATTTAGTTATAAGTAATTATAATCTTACTGGTATACCCAAAAAAGGTGATATTATGTCACTTTCTAATCATAAGAACAAAGTATATAAAATAACTTCTGTTAATTTAACCGGAACTACTTTAACACTAGGTATATTTCCTAATTTAGTAGCTGTAACTACTGGGTTAGAAAAGCCAATTTTTAATAATGTACTATTTACACTAGTAATAGATGACCCTAGTGCAATACAACAAACTATAAATGAAACTGGATTATTTGATTCTTTCTCATTAAACTTATCAGAGGATATATCCTAAATGAAAGATCTATTAAAACAATATAATAATTTAAAGAAAGTATTTCTTATAAGGTTAGAAAGACCAGAAAGTACTCCGGAAGCTCCAGTTTACCTATATTATACTGATTTTAATAGAGATATTACTTATAATAGTATTACTTATAAAACAAATGCTATAAAAACTCTTAATAATATTAAATTTACTAGAGAATTAACTGCTCATAAAATAAATGTTACATTTTCTGGTTTAGATGATGAACAATTAGGTATAGCTTTAGATGAAAGTTCTTCTTTTCTAAATAAGAGTTTAAGAATAATATTAGTATATTTAGACCCTGTAACTGAAAATATTATAGGTGAAGCTATAGTAGTATTTGAAGGGTTAATAACTAATAGTGGTATCTCAGAAAGTTCATCCGGAACAAAATTAACTTCCAGTATAAAATGGGAGTGTGCTAACCATTTTCAAGATTTTCAACAAGTAGTTGGTAGGATCACTGATGATTATGACCATAGAGGTATGGTTGTTGAAAATGGAGAGTGGGTTCCTTCCTTAGCTACTAAAAGACCTGAGTATGCTTTAGATAAAGGATTCTATCATGCTAATAAATCCACTAGCATTATAGCTAAATATCAAACAGAAGAAACCAAGTATAAACTAAAGAAAAAATCTTCATGGTTTGGTTTGAAAAAAAGTATTTCCTTACAAGAATATAAAGAGGTTGTAACTAAAGAAGTAGATCTACGTTTTGATTTATCAGCTAAGTTTATACCAGTAGTATACGGGGTACAAAAAGTACCAGCTATACCTATATTTGCCGATACAGAAGCACATGATCCTAGTAGTGTATGGGTAGTATATGCAATATGTGAAGGTGAAATAGAGGGTTTCTATGATTTTTACCTTGATGATAATCCTATTATATGTTTAACAGATGATGATAGTGATAGTAGAGTATGTTTTGGTAGAAAGAAAATTAATGGAGATACTATCAATAATTCTGTAGCTGGATCAGATGGTAATCCTGCTTCTGGTAGAGCAGCTGTATCTGAACATGGAAGAGAATATGTTATGGATGATGGGGCTGGTGAAGTTAGGTTTTGGACATTTCACGGTAAATCTAATCAAGAAGCTGCTCAAGTATTAGTTGATATAGCAGCTGCTAATAATTTTTATTTACAAAATCTAAATGGTGATGGCCCTGAATACTGGGATGATACCTTTAAATTACTAGATACTGCTTATGTTATATTTAATTTCAAATTAAGTGACTTAGATGGTGGTAGGACTGCTATACCTACTATTGAAGCCGAAGTACGTGGTAAAATAGTTAATATATCTGAAAATGGTAATATTATATACACTAATGGTACAAGCTTAAATATGGCCTGGCAACTATTAGACTATATTACTTCTTTTAGGTATGGTATGTCTATTAATTATAGTGAAATAGATTTACATAGCTTTGAAGATGTAGCTAATAAGTTTAATGCTATAGATACTACCTATAATAAAGATTGGGTTCCATTTTGGAGATATTTAGGGTGGAATGCCCAAGATGATTCATTTAAGACAGTAATGCAAACTAATGTACTTATAGAGACTGAACAAGCAGTTTTTAAAAATGTAGCAGCATTACTGAACCAGGTAAATTGTTCTTTAAATAAATATAGTGGTAAATATATTTTAAAAGTAGAGAGTGACGACCCAATTGTAGCATCTATAAATTTAGATAAAGAAGCTATAAAGCCCATAGAAATATCTGATTTAACAGGTAGTTCTAAGTATAATACTGTTACAGGTTCTATAGCAGACCCTGGAAAAGCATGGGCAACTAACTCTATAACTTTCTATAATTCTCAGTATAAAGAAGAAGATAGAGGCATAGAGAAAAAATTAAATTTAAGTTTCCCATATGTTACTAATTATTATACGGCTAGATCAATGATCGAACGAGAATTAACTAAATCTAGATTCTCTCGCTCAGTATCAGCTACCTTACCCTTCTATTATATAGGTGAATTTTTACCTAATGATAATGTAAGTTTAACATATTCTAGATATGATTGGGTAGATAAACGTTTTATTGTAGATTCAATAGAAATTCTTTATAATGGTAAATTAAATGTTACCTTCCTAGAGTTTCCACCTGATGTATTTATTAATAGTGGACAAGCTGATGTATCTAATGAACAAAATCCTATAGGTAATGTTTCTATATTACCTCCTAGAGATTTACAGTATAAACCTTCAGTAGATATGGATAACCCTGGTGCTAATATAAATGGTATTTTATCTTGGTTACCTAGTCTATCTAATAATACTTCCTATTATTCAGTATATTGGACTAATGCTCCTGGGATAGTGATGGTTCCTAAGGAAAATGTAGATGAAACTGGAAGAATATTTTTTGAAATAGATGATTTAACTGTAGGAACTTACGTATTTACAGTTAGAGCAGTATCTACTACAGGATCATTTAGTTCTCCTATTAGTATAGAAATAAGTATAGATCCTTCTAAATACTTACCGGATGTTATTAATTTTAGAGTTATAAATTTAGAACCTGGTTATAGTAATCAATTTATATATAATTATGTTGAATTACAATGGGATCCAATTGTGACTGAAGTACAGAATATTCAGTACAGAATACAAATTTTAAACAATACTAATACAGTTATAAGAGAGATAACTACTATTAATAGTTCTTATATATATAATTATACAGATAATAAAACAGATTATTCTAATCTTACTGGAGAATTGGGTGCTTTTAGAGAACTTAGATTTAAAATTAGAGCAGAAGGGGATGGAAATTCCCAATCTCTTAATTGGAGTCAGATTACATGATAAATCAACAGCCTAGAAAGATGATAATTACCCAGTTAAAAGCTGGGTATAATCATATTTATTTAATTAGTAGTGAGTTTACTGATGGAGATGTTCTCGGAAGAGCTTTCTGGGTTACTAATGTTTCATCTGGAATCACTCAATTAATAACTATGGATACTTCTAGTAACTTAGCTGAACTTAGTAATCTAAATACTAATACAACTTATCAGATACAAGGGGCTTACTATGATTCTATGGTAGACTCTATACTATTAAATAATAAAAAATTAATATATTTATCTGATATACATGAGGTCACAACAGCTAACTCACCAATAATTAATAGTATTGAATATGAACAATTAGATGTCGATATTGGATCAAGTTTACCTAATATAGCCTTATTAATGCAAGGTTATGCAGATACTTTATTAGTAGAATATCAAGTATTTGGAACATCAGAATGGTTAAATCTATATCAAGGAGCATTTAGTAGTAGACTACTTATTTCTCCACCTTTTATTGGTAAATTTAATTTAAGAATAAAAGGGTTAATAACTGATAGTTTGGGTACTATAGCAGAAGAATCTGATTATTATCAATATCCAGACCCTATAGATGTTACTTATAGATTTAATGCCCCATCTAAACCTACTGATTTAAATATACTAGCTGCTAAAATTAATGATACTTTTGAAAGATTTGATATTAAGTTATCATGGAATTGGGAAAAAAATAATGGTGCTGGTATTAAAACATTTGCAGTATTATATACTTCTACATCAGACTATTTAGTAAATGGGTTTAATAAGGCCAAAGTTATATCAGTAGGTAATTCTTTAGAAGCTATAATATCTAATTTTCCTTATAATATAGAACATAAAATAGCAATAAGAGCATATTCTTTCGGTAATTATCCAGATAATTACACAGATTCAGATATATCTACTTATATACTAAATAGTAGTACTACATTAGATAATAATTTTACTAATAATACTTTAGTAGATGTTAGCTATTCTGGTATTAGAAGTTATACTACTATTAGTGGTATTAAAAAACAAACATTCTTAATGGATGCTAATACTGGTTCTATAGGATTAGGTATACCAGATACAAATGGTATATTCCCAATACAATTAAACGGTACAGATGGTACATTATATGTAGATGGTGGCATAATTACTAAGAAAATTAATGCTGCCGATTTTGTGCTTACTAACTTTACTGGTAAAGATAATCCGGCTCTCTACACGGAAGGTAAAATTTATGGTTCTAGCGTTGCTGGTATATGGATGGGATATGATAATACTTCTGGGTTATATAAATTTGATTTAGGTAATTCTTCTAAATATATAAGATGGGATGGTAGTAAATTATCTATATCCGGTGAGGTACAGATTGGTACTCCTTTAGGAGATGTAGACCTTAGTAATTTAGTTGCTAAACGTTTTGTTTATATTTACCAAGTAAATACTACTCAACCTACTACCCCTACATCTACAGTATACCCACCAACTGGTTGGTATATAGTTCCACAAGCTATATCTAGTCCAGGTCAGTATCAGTGGGTTTCACAAGGTTACTTAAATGAGATAACTAATGAACTAGAAGAAGGATATACTTGGTCTACTCCCTCTAAGTTTTCTGGTGAAAATGGCACAAGTGGAGATAGTTCTTTTAAATCTATAGTATTTTTAAGAAGTAATACTGCTCCTACTACTCCTACTGGTGGTTCTTATAATAGTCCAGTACCTATTGGTTGGTCTGATGGTATTCCTAATGGAGATGCGGTTCTTTGGTCCTCAACTAGAATATTTACTGTATCTGGATCTGCACCACAAACATCTACATGGACAACACCACAGAAACTAACAGATACAGCTTCTTTTGAAGTTAGATATTCAGCTATACTTACTTCCCCAGGAGACCCAACTACTAATCCCGCTAATTGGACTACTACTGGTACTACTGGAACTATATGGATGGCAACACGTTCTTATAGTAATGGGGTTTGGAGTACATGGTCAGTCTTTAAATCTAAAGGTGAGACAGGAGCTGATGGAGCTGATGGAGCCCCAGGTGCTGATGGTATAAATGGTACTCCAGGTGCCGGTTTCTATGGGAGTACTTATACAAGTATATCCTGGGTAACAGCTACAGCTAATTCTAGGTTTTTAGCATTAGTTGGTAGAAACCCTATAGCTAATGATATATTTGTTCAAACCTTATCTACTGGAACAGATTCGCAAGCTAGACAATATAATGGCTCTTCTTGGGTAACTGTAGCATTATTAATTAATGGTTCCATTGTAGCTACAGGTACTATAGCTGGGGATAAATTAATAGCAGGTACTAGCATATCCGCACCAGTTATAACTGGTGGCTCTATGACTATTGGCGGTTCTTCTGGTAATTTTTCGGTAAATAACCAAGGAGCAGTTACTATTAATTCAGGAACTTCTGGGGCTAGAATGGAAATAAAAAATAATCAGATATTAGTATATGATGATAATGGGTATCTAGTTGTAAAAATAGGTAATCTTTCAATATAAGGAGAAATAATGTCTTTTGGAATGACTATATATAATACTACGAGTAGTGGGATAGCTATTCCCACTACTTATAACTATGTAGGTTTAAATCACATAATGACTGTAGAGTTTACTAATCCTATTACTGGTAACTTTGATATAGATTTACCCTCATGGTTTGATACAGATATTAACATATTTAGGATAGTTAAAGTAGATACTGTAAATAAAGATATGACCGTAAATTTAGGTGGGTCTAGTAATGCTATTGGATATTTTTTCAGTATAAGTAACAATTTAAATTATACTAATAAAACTTTTCATGTATCATGTATTATAGGCTCTGTACAAGGAGGTACATATTACGGCCCAATATCTTTCTCATTCTTTGGGGGTAGAACCTAATGGCAGTTCATGGCTTACTATTCCATAATAAAGACGGTAACTTAGTAATAAATAATAATGAAAGAGCATTTCATTACTGGGGTAAGTATAGAATTACTAAAGATTCTACTAATAATCAAACGTTCCCTCTATTTAATTTACCGACGTCAGTAAGTATATTATGTTTTGCAGTTACTATATCTGGAACCTATCCTGTGAATACACATGTAATTACTTCTTCTGGTAAATATTACGGAGTATTGCTAGGTAATAGAGATGATTATATAGTATCTGGAGAGAGACAATCAGGCCCTAATACCAATGGTTTTGTTGTAGATTTTTATGTCTTTGTTGAAGCTAACTATATACCAAATATGAATTATGGTGTAATTATACAAAGACCAGATGGTATAAAGACTTTTAATAGTAGTAGAGCTATGCTACAGACAAGAAATACTTTAGGTTCTTTAATTTATTGGAATAATGTATCACCAAAAGCATATGTGGACCCACAATGGGATGTAACTATTACAGGTAAAGTAGCTACAATAGCTGCTACTACTAATATGTGGTATATACCTGAAAGCATAGAATCTGGGGTATATGAGCCTAGATACTATAGAGGCCAACAAGGCTGTTTATACAATGGTAGTAATACAACTGTTAAAAGTGCAGTATTTTTAACTGGGGAAGATTTTCCTAGTATAGTTAAAAATATGGGAGTACCTTTATTACAAGAATATATTTTAGCAATTGATTGTGCTACATATGACCAGTTCGATAATTTACCAAATTATTCTTAAGGAAAACATAAAAATGAAAAATAACCCTACATTTGACTTATATGTAGATGAAAATACAGATTTTGATATAGCTCTAGATTTAGTAGATATTACATTGGACTCTAATGGTATAGATACCATTGAAACTCCACTAGATTTATCTGAAGTTACTAATGTTAGTGCTGATGTTCGTAATAATTTCTCTGATACATCTATAGTATTATTTAGCTTTGATTGTCAATTAGAAGATGCATCTACTAGTAACAGAATATTTTTATCTATACCTAAATCTAGATTAACTGGGCTTAATTTGGCAGATACACAAGTAACTTTAGCAGGCTACTATGATGTAGTATTAGAGAATTCAGCAGGAATAGTATCTAAAGTTTTATCTGGTAAAATTTTTATTAATAGAACTGCTACTAGAACATAAGGTGAGACAATGATTGGTGTAAAAATTTATAAAATAAACTCTGTAACTTTAGATGAGATATCTCTTGGTACTGTTCTAAAAATAACTAGCGGTGGCCCCTCTAGTGTCAGTTTATCTACTCTAAATGCTATAAAATTAGAAGTTGAAAATTCAGCTAATGCTGCTTCAACTAGTGAAACTAATGCTGCTAATTCAGCTAGTGCTGCTCTAACTAGTAAAAATGCTGCTGCAACTAGTGAAACTAATGCTGCTAATTCAGCTAGTGCTGCTCTAACTAGTAAAAATGCTGCTGCAACTAGTGAAACTAATGCTGCTAATTCAGCTAGTGCTGCTCTAACCTCTGAGCAAAATGCCTCAACTAGTGAAACTAATGCTGCTAATTCAGCTAGTGCTGCTCTAACTAGTAAAAATGCTGCTGCAACTAGTGAAACTAGTGCTGCTAGTTCAGCTAGTTCAGCTTTAGCTAGTAAAAATGCTGCTGCAACTAGTGAAACTAATGCTGCTAGTTCAGCTAGTGCAGCTTTAGCATCTGAGCAAGCTGCTTCAACTAGCGAAACTAATGCTGCTAATTCAGCTAGTGCAGCTTTAGCATCTGAGCAAGCTGCTGCAACTAGTGAAACTAATGCTGCTAGTTCAGCTAGTGCAGCTTTAGCATCTGAGCAAGCTGCTGAAAATAGTGAAACTAATGCTGCTAGTTCAGCTAGTGCTGCTCTAACTAGTAAAAATGCTGCTTCAACTAGTGAAACTAATGCTGCTAGTTCAGCTAGTGCTGCTCTAACTAGTAAAAATGCTGCTGCAACTAGTGAAACTAATGCTGCTAGTTCAGCTAGTGCTGCTCTAACTTCGGAGCAAAATGCTTCAACTAGTGAAACTAATGCTGCTAGTTCAGCTAGTGCAGCTTTAGCATCTGAGCAAGCTGCTGCAACTAGTGAAACTAGTGCTGCTAGTTCAGCTAGTTCAGCTTTAGCTAGTAAAAATGCTGCTGCAACTAGTGAAACTAATGCTGCTAATTCAGCTAGTGCTGCTTTAGCTAGTAAAAATGCTGCTGCAACTAGTGAAACTAATGCTGCTAGTTCAGCTAGTTCAGCTTTAGCTAGTAAAAATGCTGCTGCAACTAGTGAAACTAATGCTGCTATTAGTGAACTTGCTGCCCTAGAATATAAAAATGCAGCAGAATTGGCTGCTACCTCTCTACAAGGTGCTATGGTTGAGATGGGTAGTTATGATGCTTCTTTGGGTGTGTACCCTACACCCCCTAATGATGGTACCAATAATAGATCAGCTTTTTGGAAAGTTACTGTAGCAGGAGTAATTAATTCTGTAGATTATGGTGTGGGTGATAGTATATGTTATTCTGCTAACCTTGATTCATATTACAAAATTGATAATACAGAGTCTGTAACATCTGTTAATGGGTATCAAGGTGTAGTAGTAATAGATTATACTGATGTTGGTGCATTAGGTGCAGCTCAAAATGCAGTTTCTGCTACAAAATTATTAAATGCTAGAACTATTAATGGGACTTCTTTTGATGGTACTTCTAATATTACAACATCCACGTGGGGAACGTCTCGTACAATTACAATCGGAAGTACCGGTAAATCAATTAATGGATCTGGAAATTATACGTGGACGTTAGCTGAAATAGGTGTTCCATCAACTACAGGAACAGGTGCAACAGGAACTTGGACTATTGCTATTACTGGTAATGCTGCTTCTTCTTCTAGATGGGTATCGGCGAGAACCTTAACAATAGGTAATACTGGAAAGTCTGTAGATGGTTCTGCTAACGTTGCTTGGAGTTTGGCTGAAATAGGTGCTCAACCTGCTGGTTCTTATGCTGCTGCTTCTCATACTCATGATTATTTACCTTTAAATTCCGCTAATTTATGGGGGAATGACTCTACAGTTGCCTACGGAAGACAAGGTTTGCAGGTGTCTAACTTCTCTGGAACTGGTGGAACAGGTGCTAATGGTTCGCAGTTGCTGAACCCTACGAATGATTGGTATCACCATATTACGCTAAACCATTCTAACGCAGGTGGTTACTATGTGGATATCGCAGCTTGCTTCAACTCAGATATTCTTGCATTTAGAAGAGTGTCTAATGGAGCAAACTCTGGCTGGATGACTATCTACCACACTGGTAACAAGCCTACTGCTGCAGATGTGGGTGCTGCTCCAACGAGCCATACTCATGCTTATGCACCTCTTACTGGTACAGGAACAAGTGGTACTTGGCCTATCAGTGTTACAGGTTCTAGTTCTTCCACAACTGGGAATGCTGCTACTGCAACTACTCTGCAAACCGCCCGTACTATTAATGGAACTTCTTTTAATGGTTCTGCAAACATTACAACAGCGAACTGGGGCACAGCCCGAACATTATCCTTTACAGGTGGAGCTACTGGTTCCGCTTCGGTTGACGGTTCCGCAAACGTTGCCGTTGCATTAACATTGGCAGCACCTACTGATACTGTTCGTGGTGGTTTTAAATACACATTCTCAGGTGGTGTTTTGAATTTGATTACAACTTAATTCGGAGGAGTTAATACAATGGGTTTACAAATAAACGGAGTAGATGTTTCGAATGTACTGTTGAACGGTGCACAAGTACAAGAGCTTCAATTAAATGGTGTAACTGTGTGGGTAAGAGGTATTTTATTTAATTTTAGTACAGATAATCTTGGAAACACTGGTAATTACCCTCCAACACCAAAAGTAGAAGATATTTTTAATTTAAATGGAAGTTTACAAATAGGCTTAAACAGTTATACATGGGCGTATGCTACTACTTCCGGTCAAACACTTAGTATACGTTTTAGAGCCGTAAATCCAACACCTTCACCTTATATAAACAAATGGAACATAATTGATAGTACAGGAACAAGAGAAGTTGTCTTATCAACAGGCGTTACTGCTACTTCATGGACTACTGTTACTTGTGGGCAAGATGCAACAAAAGCTTTTACAATACAATTTACTTATAGTTCAGGGGAAACAGTTACTGGTTCTGATAAAATTGCAGTTGATTTTTCAAATGATGGTGGAACTACTTACGTAACAGCTTACATGTATAATGAAGAATTTTTCTTCTAATACTTTAGGAGATTAACTAACAGGGATGTTATTTCTTTTAGGAGATTTAAATGACAAAACGTTTACAAGAATTAATTACAGCACTTTCTCCAAATATTAATAGTTGGATTCTTATTAAGAAATATAGGTACGTGTAATGAGTAAAATTATTGTTAAACCGATGGTTGGATTTGTAGAGAAGATGGTAAATTTTCTTGGTTGGATTCAACGAACAAACACAGTAATTGGGTGGACCTCTTTATGGGACACTGTATATATTAGGCCCGGCTACTACGATGACAAGAAACTACTTGCGCATGAATGCACACACATTATGCAAATGCAGAAACTAGGTAAGTTCATGTTCATGATTAAGTATGTTATGGAGTTCTTTAAGAATGGATACCATAATAATGCTTTTGAAGTGGAGGCGAGAGCAAACTCAAATGGCGATATTGATAAATTTTTAAATAGTCTCAATATTGATAATAGGTTGGAATAATGAAGTTAGATAAGTCTAAAAGTATTGGTAGTAATGGTAAATCACCTATTGCTAAATTGTTTATAGATTTAGATATAGTAACACTTAAAATATTATATAAATAATAAAAAAAGCTAGTAGAGAAATCTACTAGCTTTTTTCTATTTTAATATCATTCCCACTACTCCCCCATCCGCCGCTACCGCGTCGTGTAGGGGATAAATCTTCCAAAGAGTCTACAAGGTCAAATTTGGGTGATAAATGTGGCACAACTATTAATTGGCATATTCTATCCCCTTTAAATACCGTAATAGTTTTCTTACCTTTATTAATTAATTTTACCTGTATTTCCCCTCTGTAGTCTGAGTCTATAAATCCTATAGTATTTTTTAGAGTTACATATACTCCTTCCATACTACCTAGACTAGACCTAGGGCCTACTAGTCCTACAGTAAATGGAGGTAGTTCCACAGTTACTCCCGTATATATAGTAATTTCTGCTTCTGGTGCTAATGAAAAATCTTTCATAGATTTTAAATCCATACCTGCTGCACTATCACTACCTATATAAGGTAAACACTCACTATCTCTACAGTAAATTTTTACTTTATTAAGCATTATGTAATTCTCCTACTACTTTATTTAAATAATCGAAATAATCTTCATTATATAATTTAGCAGCATGATCTATAGCTGTTCCATAGTAAGAGGGTAAGTCTACTAATTGTAAATTTAATAGTAATTTATCACCAAATTTATTTAAATTTTTAATAAATAACTGATTACCTTCTAAAGGAAGAGCTGCATAAATTTCATGAACTGAACCATATTCTCTAATTAAATTATATGCACGTTTTGGGCCAATACCATCAACACCTCTAACATTATCCCCCATGTCACCTTGTATAGCTTTTATATGAGTAAATTGTTCTGGTGTATCACATCCATGATTATCATAAAAGTTATCTAATGTATATTCTTTTCTAGTTTTATAAGAAAATCTCTTAATATTAGACTGTAATAATTGATCCCAGTCACCATCCGTACTACATAACCATATATTAGTAAATAAATCTTGTGTATTATTACAGAAGTATGTTGCTAAATCATCAGCTTCTACTCCTTTTAATGATACTACCGTAATACCAGATTCTTGTGCTAATTCTAGAGACCTTAAATATTCTTTGAAGAATATTTCAAATGCGTCTCTTTCTTCCTGGGTTTGTTCATCCCTTCTTTCCTGTCTATTAGCCTTATACTCTGGGTAAATATCTTTTCTATATGAGCTTCCTTTGTTATCCGATAATATTATTATTTTTCTACACCCATAAGATTTAGCAATAGATCTAATATTTGCTAAAAACTCTGGTGCATATATAATAGTAGACCTAGTACTAAATCTCATAGCAAAATTTATACCATCTACTAATAATAGATTATTACCATCACCATATCTATTTGTTACTTCGTCCCAACCTATCATTTTATAAAATACTCCGTACCTTGTGCTAATACTTCTTCAAAAAGATATATAATAATTCTAGAAGAACCCTTAGTAAAAATAAGGGTCGGTTTTGCACTTATATTTTCTAATTCATTTTCACTTAAAGCACAAAGCCATTTTCCTCTATCTTTCTTAAAAATTAGCATCGGTTTTGCACTTATCTCTTTAGCCTCACGCACCGTTTGATTCCAAAACTTTTCTAACTGTGATTCTGTTGAATTAAATAGATTACTATTTATAACATCATCTGCATAATGTTTTACTTCAATAGCGAAAGCTGATATTTTACCAGTAGTTTGTGGGAGATAAATATCTCCCTTTAATCCATGATTAACTGTAAAACCCCCAGAACCTGGAACTCTCTCCCAACCTAGTTTAGTCTTATCTCTTAATAAATCTCTAACTGCATATTCAGCTCTCTGTCCCTTAGTCCTAGAATCAACCATTATATTCAACCCTTGATATATTATTTTCTTTTATTACTTTTACTACTTCTACTAAAGGATGTACATAATTATGACTAACCATAAAAATATTTAATTCTTTTAGTTTCAGAAGTGTATTAATTAAATCTTCAATACCTTCAACATCTACAAAGGAAATTATTTCATCTAAAAATAGTACATTTATACTACTTTTAGAAACTACTGATATTAAATCTCTAATTGCAAGTAACGTAGATATATTTACTTTTACTAATTCTCCTGAACTTAGTGTTTTTATATTTACTGATTTACCACTAGAGTATATATTTGCTTTAAGGTTATTATCTTCTAGCTCAAATCCTAATGCAAATACTCCTTCTGATAATTCAGATAGATAATAATTTACTTTATCTTCAAATATTTTAACAGAACTTTCTAATTTATAAGCTATTAATCCTTTATTATTAAATATCTTTAACAATATATTTTTATTATTTAATTTATTATTAAGAATCTCTAAATCCTTTTTGTAATCTTCTAGCTCAGAATTTAATTCTTGTTTTTGTTTTAATAAAGAATCTCTTAAAGAATTATTTACTTCAATAGATATATTCTCTTTAATTATGGATTCTATTAGAGAGTCTCTATCTTGTATTTCTTTTCTAATCTTTAATTCTTTATTACTAATAATTGAAATATCTAGCTTAATATTATCTATTAAATCTTTAATGTCTGTTTCTGATTCTATTTCTGGTTTCTTAGGTTCTTCAATATTAAAATTACCTGTCGGATTTGCACTATATAATTCTGGTATTCCTAAATTATTCATTTCTAATTTTAGAACCGAAAGTTCCTCTGATAGTTTCTCATGCTCTAATATAGTTTTCTTTAATTTAGCTTCTAGAGTATTATACCCATTTAACTCTTGTTGTAGTATACTAATATTATTTGTTACTTCTTCTATACTTTGTTTAATACTGTTATACTCATTTAGTAATAAATCATACTCATCCTTAATTCTATATAACTCTTTAGCTTTAGCAGCCACATCCATAGGTGACCCACATCTAGGACAATTAGTTATACTCACTTCATCTTTTAGTTCTTTAAAAGCTTTTCTTAATAAGTCTAATCTAGTCTCTTTTTTAACTTGTTCTAAGCTATTAGTAGATATGTAATCTTTTAAGACTTTTAACTTTTCGATGTCTGGGCGCTGGGTTTCCTTTAGTTGCTCTTCTAATTTTTTTATGTTAGCTAGCAATATTGTACTATTTAAAAATTTATCCTTGAATTTAGAAATAGTATTAACTTTGGTATTGTATAATAATTTATTATTATTATAGTCAGCAATCAATTTATTATAGTTATCTTTCCAATTTATTAAATTGTTTTCTAATAGCTTTAATTTAGCTGTTAAATTAGTTTTATCTTTAGAGAGGTTTAATAACTCCTCAGAAAAGTCTAATTTATCTGGAACTTCTATCTTTGCCTGAATGCTAGGTATTTGTATTTTACTAATACTTTTAGTACACTGTGATATTGAAGCTTCTAGACTACTTATTGATGTTTCTAATTCTTTTTTAGATTTTTTTATTTCTTCTTCTATATTTAAATATTTAGAAAGATTTAGTAAATTAACTAAAAATTTTTTCTTATTTGAGTCAGTATCTACCAGGAAGTTCATAGATGAAAGAATAGATTGGTAAACTAACTTAGAAAAGGCAGTCATATCCATTCCTAGTATATCTTCTATAATTTTATAAGTTTGTGTAGCTGTATGGGCACTTATATCTTTACCATTCTTCTCTAAATAAACTTTAGCTGTATTTTTTACTGTCTTCTGTAGTTTATACTTATCATTATCAACATTAAATAGTAAAGTCAAGGAATAAGTATCTGAACCAGAAAACCTATTTAATAGGTCTCCTTTTAATACACCTTTAGAGTTTTTATTATATAGAATTTCTTCTAATAAAATAGGTATAGAACTTTTACCTGTTCCATTTTTACCTACTAATTGAGTAACCGTAGATCTATCTAAGTATATTTCTACATCCTTACCAAATGGTAAACAATTATTTATTATTAAAGTTTTTAGTTTAATCATTATATTTACTTATATCTACACTATTATGTAGCTCGGTAAGAAGGTCTTCAATCTGTTTTTCATTTATTTTTAATATATTCCTACAATATAGTAAAAATTCATCTTCTAACTTACTAGCTTTTCTAAGATCTAGTTTAGGATTTTTAGTAATACCAGTATTAACTTTTTTCTTTATCAAAGAATTATTCGATACTTTACCTAATTCTACTACATTACCTACTAACTCGTACATTACTCTATTATATGAATCTTCTTTTATTTCTTCTTCTGAACTAATAGATTGTAAAATAAGTTGCGGTAAATGATCTAAAGAAATCCAATCATAAGATAAAGTATCTGTATCTACTATATACACTCCATAATTATTATTGGGTTTAGTACGAATAAAAGTTGTAGAAAATGGAGAGCCTGGATATAATAAAGGAGTTTTATTGACAAATTGAGAATTAGTAACTGAATGTAAATCTCCTGCTATTACTAAACTATATCCATGTTTATTAAATTTTTCTAAATCTATCTCTGGCTTAACATGTGGTGGGATGCTTCCTCGTACATGTGTAAAACATATTTTAGATTTAGAGGGAATCCACTCTTTTTTATGAAGCTCAACAAAATCAATAATATCAAAATCTTCACTTCTATAAGGTTCTGTAATAATTTCTACTTTAGGATTACATCGAGTTGTTTCTTCTTTTAATCCTATAAGGCAGCTTTTAAAATTTATAACTTCATGATTACCCGTATATATAATACATTTATCAACATTTAATGAAGCCATAGCTTCAAAATATAAATCCAGTTCTTCTGTACTAGGTTTAGCTATATCTAAGATATCTCCACCTATTACTACTAAATTACAACAATGTTCTCTATATATATTATTTATTTCTTGTATTAAAAGTCTAAGTCTTTGCCTTTCCCAGTATTCTGGAATATCCTTTGATATTTTTATATGCCAATCTGCTGTAAATAAAATCTTCATTAATCCCCCAAATAAAAAGGGAGCTAAATGCTCCCTTAAATCAATTAATAACTATTATTCTAATTCTAGTTCATCAATTGCTTCATTAGCAGCAGTTGAATTTGTTTTTTCTTCTTCATCCTTATTAGAAGAACTAGATACCCAATTACGAACATCTTCTAGTAATTCCTCATATGAAGGTACTGGGAAAACTTCATTAATATCTTTGGCTTGCGCTTTAAGTGCTTCATCCTTAGCATCTCTATCTGCATTTGGACTTTCAGCATCTTTCATACACTTAATTTCCATTACAGCATATTCAGTATTATTCCAAGTACTACCTGTTTTCTTAACAAAAATATCGAAATCATATGGAGATTTACCTAATTGAGCACTAACACTTTTAATACCATCAAAGATGGATTTTTTAAGGTCTAAGTATTCAATTTCTCCTGTAGCACGATTAATTACTTGGCAAACATAAGCTCTTTTACTTTTCAAAGGTATTTCTTTACCTTCATCTTTAGTACCTGGAGCACCTAGTTGAGTAAATCCTAACTCACGGATAGGGTCTTTACGAGAGTTTACAAACTTTTCACGAGTACGATCAAATTGTAAGCATTCAAAAGAACGAGGTTTATTTTCTAGATTTTTTAGCCAGTAAACATAACGTGGAATAATCCCACTTATGATACGAAATTGGTTTTCTCCCCCAGCCATTTTCATCCATTTAATTTCATTACGTTCTGCTTCGCCTTTAGCTGAATCCCAACCTAGTGATGTATTTTGTGTCATATATTTTCCTTTTCTGATTTAAATTCTAAAAATGAATTATTTATTTCTATTAACGGATTTTCTTTGACTGCTATATCTGGTACCCATATTGGTAATCTTGATATATGCAAATTTGTTTGTTTAGTTAGTTTAAAGTCGGAATAATTTCTCAGACTGCATAGGCCTACATATTCTGCTAGAACTCTATAACTATATTTACTATTAAATAGTATTTTAGGGTTAACTATAAAATTATACCCAATTAAGTCTTTATATCGTCCTTTACTTATTTCTTGCAGATAACGTACTATTAAATAGCTATCACCCCTTGCTAGTAGATAGATATTTGTGTAATTAAAGAAAAGCATTTATTTCCCTTAACTCAATATAAATATTATATAAAAAATTTATAATATAGTAAATAAATTTTTTAAAGTTTTTAAAAATGTTTCGGTAAATTCATTAATTAGTTAATGTTTCATAAATATTATTTATATTAATAGGCTTTACTTCCCAGCCCAAACTATAATAAAAATTAAATCTATCAGATCTATGTCTAGTACCTGTAATACCGTCTAACCCTATATCAACTATAACAGGATCTAATTTACCATCAGCTTTTCGCATAACCCTACCAGCAGTTTGTTCTACTAAAGCTTCATTATTAGTAGATGTAGCATTAATTAGGCATGATAAATCATTCTGAGAAATACCTTCTTTAAATATAGATACACTAGCTATTATGGTAGATTGTTTGCTATCACTAACCGCTTTTAATACTCTTTCTCTATCTATGCCTGAAGTTTCCCCTAATATTATATAACTATTAGTTATTTGTTCATGTAAAAAATTAGCAAACTCTACCCTATCTACTAATACTAGGATTTTATGCCCTAAACTTTCATATACTTTTATTAAGTTAACTATTAAAGTCCTATATGCAGGGTTTTCATATAATTCATTAATCCTTAAAGCCCAAGGAACACTTATATTACCAGGTATTTGAATATCAGTGCTATAACTATGCACTACAGGATTAATAGTATTATTTACTGGTGGTTGGAATACTTTATCTGAAAAGTAACCTGAAAAAGTACAATGTAATCCATCTTTTCTTTTTAGAGTACCTGTTAACCCTATTTTATATCTAGCCCTACTCTCGTCTAATATCTTCGAAAATGTAGAAGCAGGACAATGATGCGCTTCGTCTACTATAACTAATCCAAAAGTGGAATTTAGTTCTAATCCATACTTAGCAACTGTTTGAATATTACTTACTACTATAGGAGGTTTAGTGTTATAATGCCCTGAACCTATAATACCAGGAGTAAATCCAAAATGTTTTTCAATTTCTTTTTCCCATTGCTCTCTCAGAAAAACATTAGTACATATTACTAATGTTTTTTGTTGTAGTTTATGAGCTATCGCTAAAGCTTCTATTGTTTTACCAAACATTTGTGTTACGAATGATCGTTACTCATTCTCTTTAAGTTTCCCTAAAGATTGGACTATATCTTCAATATTATTTATAATTATTATATCTTATAGATTTTACTATAGTAACTTTCATTGCTATAGCTCTATCTAAAGCTACTTTAGTCGTTGATATTTCTTTCACAATATTGCTCCCCATTTCGATTTAACTAGGATTTATTAGATTATTACTCTACACCTAGACCACTTGGCTCTACTCTACTCCCTTCCATTATTATATGTGGTTTCGATAGTCTCTGAACTTTATCCATAAAATTATAATTTAAAATCCAAGGATTATCAAATATAATTTTGAAGGATCTTAGCTGCTGATTGGCCAATATAGTTAATTTTTATACTTTCACGCTTAATATTTCTATTTACGTTGTAGTTTAACTATCTCTAAGGCTATTCCAGCAATTAGAGGAGTTTATACCGAGCCTCAGTTTATCAAACCCGGTTTACCGTTAATAATACAAGAATCATTACACTCATTGTATATTTGTTGTTGATCTTTTCTTAAAGTAAAAGAAGGTTTAGGTATCTTGGCAGGTACTAAAACCCTTTTATCAATTATCTCTAGCTTTTCATTACTAAATACTTCTTTTAAGTAATCAAGTTTACCTGTTGGTACCCAATAAACATCTCTTATTTTACCAAATCTTATTAAGTATTTAGGTCTGCTAGGCATTCCTCTTTTACCAGGTGCACCATTATCTACTAAATACGTTAAAGACTTTTCGATTTTTGATAATAGATCATAATTATTATGTTTAAAGTATATTTTGTTAGATACTATTAATTTCAAATTTTCCTCCAAAAATATTCATTCAGCTTTTGCTGATCATCAGATACATCATATATAAAAGCAGAATTATAAATAGTAGTTATTGCTATATATTTATAAACTTTATTTACTAAGAATGGGTATGGCATATCTCTAACTATAGCTAAATAAGTATCTGGATACCTACCTGCAATATATTTTGGCCTCTTCCATACTACTTGCACTCTTTTAGTAGGCTTGTATACAAATATACTACCATTTATATCTATATAATGTTTATTTTTAGTCTCTCTATAAAACCTATTAATTTGAACTAAATTAGTAAACTTATTAGATAGAGGATATAGTTTATAATTATATAGTTCTTTATTTTCTTCTATATATAAACGTCTTTTAACATAATCAGGGATTTTAGATACTAAGTTTAGGTCATCCAATATATAAGTATTATAATATGTCTCTATTATAATTTTATTATCTTCTATATACTTATCAGTGAAACTTCTTAAAGAATAAACTGGATATTCCATATAAAAAATGGTTGCTTATTAGGCAACCATCCTCACTAATTCTGGATATTGTTTATCCATCTTACCACATGAGTAGTCAAGAGAACCACCTTCTTCCGAATCAAATGTAACTCCAACACCAAATCCACCAAAATTTAATCCTCTATCTTTTTGAATATTTCTTACTATTAATTCAGAATATTCTTCCACTAAATCTTCCCTAACTATAGCTACTACAGAGTCATGTACTAACATAACTATTTCGGCATCTAAATTCTTTTCTTGAATTTCTTTATCTGCGTCTATAGCACCTAACATTAATACATCAGAAGAGGCTCCTTGAATAATAGCATTAAATCCACTTCTTAATTCTTCACCTACAATACCTCTATCAGTAGATCTAATATTACGTAGTCTACGTTTTCTGCCAAAATGACTGTAGATAAATCCATTAGATAAAATTGTATTATGAGATTCTTTAATCCATTTTTTAAGTTGAGGGAATTTATTGAAATAGATTTCAATATATTCTTCAGCTTTATCTCTATCAATAGGATTATAAGGAGTACCTTGCTCTATATGTTGCTCGAATAGGGCTTCGTTAATAGTAGCAGCTACTTTATCTGGGCCTGAACCGAATAGTATTCCGAATGAACATTTTCTTACTGAGTTCGTTAAACTCATCTCTATTTTTCAATAGACGTTGAGACTATATCTTGCATTAAGATAGCTTTCTAATTCTTTTAATGAATCAAAAAACTCAAAATCATATGTTGTACTATGTTCTATGAATTGTCGTTTTTCAGATAGATTTGTTTTATAACCCTTATAATCAGATTTAAAAGTAGATACTTCTATAATAGTACTGTCTAATAGGAAGTCACATACCCACCTTCTATCAGTATTACCAAATTCTTTGTAAGGAACTTGCAGCTCTAAATGGGCAATATTATACTTACATATAAGCTTATAGCATTCTAGTTCAAAATTAGAACCAAAAGTTATATTATTGTATACAACTCTATAGTCAGAATTTCTACAATTAGGGCATGTTCCTCTTTTTAAAGAATTGGGCGACACTAAGCCTACTAATTGTGTACTGTATTCTGTTAAGCACTTATTGCATTTTAAAGTAATTATTCCAGTTTGTGAGTCTGGTATATCACTAACTAAGCTAGCACCTACTCGCTCTAATGAACTATTTATTCTATCTTTATTAAACTTTAACTGTACATTTTTAGCCTTACAGTATACGCATCCCTTTACGCAGTTAGCTAGGCTTTTATATGATTTTCTTTGTATTTTACCACAATGTTTACATTCCAAGGTAACTGTAGTATTAATAGAGTTATCCAAAGTATAATCTACTAAATTAAAATCTAGTTTATTTGCTAAACCTAGTAATACATTAAAATTAATTCTTTCGTTAGTTTTAACGTATTTTGGGTTTAGTAGTTTTAAAAACTGACTTATAGTTATATCTAAGTTACTTTTAATAGCAGTTCTACCCATACCTTTTGGAAAGTTGCTTTCGTATTCTTTAACAGTTGTTGGTATATTATCACCGAAAAACTGCAAAGCGATATCTACGGCATCTTCTAGTGTGGTAATTGTCTTTTTAGTATTTATCTTAACACCCTCCCGTTTCGGTAAAGGTATCCGAAAATACCACCGCACTTGCGTCCTACTCTACTCCCTTCCATACTTAAATGTGGTTTCGATAGTCGTTGAACTTTACTCTTATATTATATAAATTTACGACATGCTTGTAAAGCAATTTTTTAATACTTAGAGTCTTAGCTGCTGGTTGCCCAATACCAATAATTTTTAAACATTCACGCTTATTATTTCTAATTACGTTGTAGTTTATTAGTCTTAAGGGGTTTCTAGCAATTAGAGAGGTTTAAAGGCAACTTCATAATCTCGGAAATTACTTGTTAATCGCCTTACTTGCTTGCCTGAGCGCCGGATAAAGTTTTTTAACCTCAGTAGCAAGACAATCTGGCTGGAATACCAGATGTGCAATAGAGCTATGGAAGTCTACAGCATTTTTACCATCTTTGGCCATATTGATAAAAACTTCCTGTAAAGCTTTATCGCCAGATAAAGATGCTGCTACCCACATTTCAGCAGTTGTTAAATCACATGCTACTACTCTATATCCTTTAGGTGCTACAATACATCCTTTAACCATTGCATCATCGCGAGGTAATTGCTGTAAATTAAGTTTACCACTAGAACTAAGTCTACCTGAAGTAGTAGTATGTTGATTAAACCCAGTTCTTAACCTACCATCTTTATCTATATTATCTATCATTTTAATAATATAAGTATTTAATATTTTTAGAGTTTTTCTTATTTCTAATAATAATTTTGGTAGTGGATGTTTTTCACTTAATTTTTCTAAAACATCTGCATCAGTAGATAATTGACCTGTGCTAGTAAATACATCTAAAGGGGTTATACCAGCAATATCAAATAGAAGAGTTCTTAATTGAATAGGTGAATTAGGATTAAATTCTTTCCCCATTTTATCTTCAAATACTTTAATTTCTTGTCTACTTCTAAGTTCTGTATTTAAACGTTCTAATTTCTTATATAGGAAGCTTTTAGCTGATTGAAGTCTACTTATAGCTACTGGAACACCTCTATCTTCCATTCTAGTAAGAAACTCTAGAGAAGGTAACATAACATCATAATATAAACTTTTTAGTTTAGCATTAGATTCAATTAATGGGTAGAAATAATTATGTAATCTATAACAAACATCAGTATCACATGCAGCATATTTCCATATAATATCTATAGGTATCAAGTCATAAGTAAAATCTTCTAATTTTATTTTATTAATCTTACAATATTCTTTTTTAAACTCTTCTAAAGGAAGTTCATAATCCCCTAGATCTGTATATTTGATAGCTAATGACTTTAGTCCATGAGTACCAGCTCTTTCATCTAGGATATAATGCTCAAGCATAGTATCATGTAGTCTATTTTCAATAAAAGCTTTATTAAAATCCCAACCAAAATGAAACTTAAAGAACTTTAAATCAAATTTAGCATTATGCAATACTAAATGTATGGAACTATTATTTATAATTAATTCTTGGAAATCTTTAAGTATATTTTCTGTAAGACAATCTGATAGTATATATACACCTTGGGCCATTTCATGTGTAATGGATATACCCAATACATATCCATCTCTAGGATAAAGAGCACTGGTTTCAGAGTCAAGTGCTAATAACTTAGGTGGCATTTCTATTAGAAAATTAAGATATTCTTTAGCTTTTTCTTCTGTATCAATTAATTTATAATTAGTTGGTATTTTCTCAGTTACTAATCCTTTAATAATATTTTGAATACTTTCTATAGACTGCTCTGTTATAGGTTTCATCTCTGGTTTAAAGTGTGTCATCATAGGATTTACACAAGCTATTAAACCATCATGTTCTTTATTTTCAAAATATTTAGATTTTTTTAATCCCACTCGTCTTCCTGTAGCTTCAGTTATGGATGTAGAATTAGAAAATATTTTTAATGCATCTGCACCTATTAATATAACAAAATCATAATCAAATATAATATCTAAATCTAATGTTAGATTAGACTTTAATACTCTAGCTACTTTCTCATTACATAAGTACTTAGTTTCTACCTCAAAACCGAATACTTTTGAATAGTCGGTTTTATTAGGGTTTTTATCAATTACTAATATTTTTTGTGTCATTCGTCCTCCTAATTAATATATTATATTATTAATATACCAACTAGTAAATAAAATTTTCAATAATTTCTTTTAATGAATCCACTTCTTCTTTAGTGAGATCGCCAGGGTCTTTACCTACAGGTATATATGTATTTAATATTATTACTCTTATATCTATCTTATTTTCTATACATTTTTTAAGATATTCTGCTGAAATATTACCAGCCTTATCATTATCCAATAAGATAAATAATGTATTAGTTCCACTATATATTATAGGAGATAATTTATCTAAAACATTCTTATCTGTTATACTTTTAGTTCCAAAACAGGCTGTGGCTGTATCTAGTCCTTTAGCTTCTAAATTTAGTACATCATATATACCTTCAACTAATATAGTATAATTATTCTTTCTTACTGGAAATACTGGTATAGGTCTATTTTCTGGATATACTATATATTTTGGAGGTATTTTATCATATAATTTTCTAGCTAATATATTAGTTATCTTACCAGTAATATCTGTAATAGGAAAACATAATCTATCATCACCATATTTAGGATGCATAAATACATTATATTTTTTATATAAATTAGGAGGTATATCTCTATGACTTCCTAAATAGTATTCAATACCTTCTGGTAATTCTATACCATTTATATCTAATATTAAATTAGATATTTTATCTTTAAGAGCATTTACTTTTATATTTATTGGATTATAATACTCATTAAAATATTCAAATATATTTTTGCCACCAAAGCCACAGGCAAAACAATTATATTTGCCCGTATAAATATCTACTCTACAGGAGGGATGTGAATCATCATGATCTGGATTAAGGCAAAATATTAAAGCATCTTTACCTTTTAAAGTATATTGAATATTTTTCTTATTTAAAAGATCTAATACATCATTATTCATTATAATTTTAACTCCATAGAATCTTCTATCTCATTCTGACTTTTCTTTTTATTATTTTTCTTTGGTTTTTCTTCATTAGCTTCTTCACCTATAATTTCTAATATCTCTATAGGAGATAATTCATTAGGATAAATTTTTAATGTAGACCAATCAATTTTAACTTTAAAATTAAAAGTAGGTAAACCTCTAGCTTTGGTACCTGTCCACTCTAATAGCCCTATATCTTTTCCTTCTACATGAATAGGTTTTACGGTATATGCAAAATCGCAAGAATCCAAAATACCTTTAGCCATCCTAGCTTCTCCAGATTCATCTATTTGATAAGGTGCAAATATAGTTATATTGTGTTTTTTAGCTAATTCTTTTAGTTTTTTAGCGATTAATATCTGTACTGTCCAATTATACATATCTATGTCTTTTGTACCATCCATTACTATTTGATTAACATAGTCAATTATAACTGGCCCTACCCTTTTTCCATATCTAGATTTAAGTCTAGTTAAGTAGTTATCTATAGAGGATAATTTTAAAGCAGTATCATCTATTACTATTAAGTCTCCTTTTGAATCATCAGGAATACCTTCAGCATATAGTAATTTTTCAAATTCTATATATGCATTAAAATCTATTAATTTACTTTGCTCTCTATTATATAATTCTTTACCATTTATATAGTTTTTACATAATGTTAAAACTAAATTATCTAAATCTTCTATATTATAACTTTGATTACGTATTTTTAATGCTTTCACACCACTAGCTATAGCCATATGTCTTTGCTTAGTTTCTTCCCCTGTCATTTCTAAGGCAAAGTATGGAACTATAAAACCATTTAATACAGCTTCTTGAGTAATATTAGTACATATAACAGACTTACCAGCCCCTCTTCTACCACCTATAAGTAATACTTCTCCTCTCCTAGCCGCACCATATTCAGAGTCAAATTTATTACTTATACCTAAAAACATAGTATCTTCCGCTATCTCCTCTTTAGATTTAAATAACATTATCTCACTAGATTTACGCATATAACTACTAGGTTTAATTACTTCTTCTAATTTTAAAGATATTGTACTTGCTAAATCTACTATTTCAGTAGAAGTTTTTATAGATATATCATTAAGACTATCATTTAATAATTCTAAATATTTCTTTTGAGTAAACTGATCTTTTAAGATTTCTACCGCTAAATCATAGTCATTTTCGTCTTCTGAGATCTCTAAACTTTTTAGTGCAGCTAAAGCAGTAGAAAGTCTAATATTTCTAGAACAGTCTAACTCTAATAGGTCTATGGTAGGAATTATACCTTTTGTTTGATAAAATCTTTCTATAGCTCGTATTAATGGTATATACGTAGTAGAGAAAAATTCTGCACGCAAATCAGAATATCTAGTTAGAGCTTCTTCTCTTGACTTAGATTTTAGCAGTAGATATATTACTACTGCTTCTACATTCATTATAATGCTTCTTCTGTATCAGATATAACTTCATCTAATACCTCCCTGAACTGGGTTACTATACTTTCAATTAATAATAATTTCTTACTATTATATAACTCTATATCCTTAGTGTCAATTTTTAATTTTACTAATTGGTCAGCGCATAAGACCTGAGCTGCAAAGTATAATTGAGCATATTCATTATTGGAAGAAGGTAGAGCCACAATAGTCGCATAAGATCCATGTTCAGATCTGGCTTTTTCTATAGCCTCTCTTGGGGAAAGAGAAACTTCATCATGCGATAGTATCAATACTTTCATAAATACTTTTATCCATATTATCTAGGCTCGATTTAACATATAGACCAGAAGTTACTAAAACTAAATCAGTCCATTTATTATCTTCTAAATTATCTAATTGTAAGCCCCAACCTATTGAATATACAGAAAAATCAGTAAACTCTTTTTGTATAGATGCTTCAACTGTGATAGATTTCCCGTGTTCTGCTAATCTAATAGAATTTATATATCCTACTATATTATTTGTATCATAATCTCTACATATAGGTATAGGCAGTTGAGTATTATTAACAATATTACTTAACTCTTTTTTGTCTATTTCTATGTAGTTATTATTATGATAAAATTTAGTAGTAATAAAGTTACGTATTATGATATTTTTCATATTAATTACCGAAAGTTATAGGTGTTATATCCATATAGATTAATTCTTCTAATGTTACTATTTTTGCACTCATTATTTTCTCATAATAAAAAAGGGAGCCTAAGCTCCCTTTGTTTAAGTTAAATTACTCAGCAGCATCTTTGGCTGAATCAATTTTAGTACGACGGTCTGAACCTTTATGGTCTTTACAATCTAGACCTCTACGAGTCAGAGTGTTTTTAATACCACGAGTTTGACGACCTGTTGCTTCCGCAATTTCATCTACAGTCATATTAGCTAAATCCAAGCCTTCTAGGAAGTCCTTACGTTTAGCAGCTGTAGAAGTAACCTGAACAGGTTGTTCTTCTAACAAGCCTTCACGAACAAGACTCATACCTTTACCGCGAGCTGAGTTAAGAGATACACCTAGAGCTTCTGCAATAGCTTCTAGGGAAGCACCGCTTTTAGCCATATCTACGTAAGTAGCTTCTTGTTCTGGTGTATAAGTACGAACGGCATCACGTTTTGGAGCAGGTTTAACTGCATGAGTAAGTTCCATGCTTAGAACTTTACCCTGAACTTGCTTGTCTGTAATTTCTTCTTCACTGAAGAATACTTGAGCTAGTTCTGCATAAGTATATTCGCCAGCATGTTCTTCCAAAATCTGAGCCAGTTTTTCTTCCAATTCTGGAGTCCATTTTGATGGGCGTGCTGTAACTTTTTCTACTTCAAAACCCATTTTACGTAGTTTAGCACCTACTGAGCGTGCTGAACCTTCCAGTTTCTCAGCTAAATCAGCTACTACTTCCTGTGATACTACTTCAAGACCTTCAACAGCGTCTGTAAGAACTTTAGTATTTACTTCATTCCAATTAATTTTAGACATATTATTTATTTTCCTCTTAGATCGATTAAGGTATTTTAATTAGATCTTCTATTGTTATTATTGCTATTTGTTTTTGTAAAGCTTTTTTGTATGAAGAAGAACCTACTTTAGATTCATCCTCACATATTAAATAGGTAACTTCTTTAGTTACCGAAGGTTTATTTACCCACCCAAAGGTAGCTAAATAAGTTTCTGCATCCTTTCTATTTTTAAAGTTATTTAACTTACCTGTTATACAGACATATCCTTTAACTTTATTAGTATTTTTATTTTTATTATTTACTAATGGTAGATTTAGATCTATTAAATCTAAACATAATTTAGTATTTAAAAACTCTAGTAAATTACTAAACTTAACTGAACCAAGTTCCTTACTAATATCCGAAATATTTAATATATCTTTAAATTCATTTATAGATTCAGCTATTATTTTAGCTGCGCTACTACCAATCATAGGTATACCTATGGCTTGAATGAATAAAGATAATTCTTTAGATTTAGAAGCTTGAATTTCTAAGTATATTTTAGAACCAATAGTATCGCCTAACACTAAACATAATTCTTCTTTATTATATTTATATATATCAATAATACTATTTAATCCTAATTCATCACTGAGTTTCTCAAGCAATTTTGGCCCCAGTCCTTTTATTTTCATGGTAGATACAAAATTTTCTACTCTTTTTATATTTTGTGCTGGACAATTTGAACTATTTGTACAGAATAACTGCGGGCCAAAAAACTGTAAAATAGAACCACATGAAGGACAAATTGTAGGTATTTCAATATTTTTCATTTATTATTGCTTATTCCTTCTCTCGATTCAATATAAATATTATATTGAAAATTTTGGGAATAGTAAAGTATATTTTCAATTTACTTACTATGTGGTATTAAACTATGTTTATATTAAAGATTAATTATTATAACTATTTTAAAATAAAACGTCAAGTTATATTTTATTTTTAATACTCGGTATTACTCAACTATTCCTATAATACAAGGTATAATCTCACCAGATCTTATTATCTTAACTGTACACCCTATATACAATCCCATTTCTTGAATAAAAATAGGATTATTAAGAGTAGCTCTAGATACTGTAGCTCCTTCTATATCTATAGGTTCTATAATAGCTGTAGGCACGACTTTCCCTGTCCTACCTACATTCCATTCAACATCTAATAAAACAGATTCTACATAAGGTTGGTCTGTTTTAACTGCATATGCACCTCTAGGGTATTTAGCAGTGAATCCTAGTTCCCAGTAAAGTTTATTAGAATTAACTCTTACTACTTTACCATCAGATTTTATCTGACAATCTTTATGAATTTTTTTAAAATCATCTACGTGTAGAACAGTATTAAATCCTAGATAATGTAATAGATCCATGTCGGTTTTGTACTTATCAGTTATATAACTTGTATCAGTTAAAACACTATAAGCAAAGAAAGTAAGTCCATACTGTTCGACCGCATCATTAAACTCATTTAATGATTTTAAATTTAATTTACCACTAACTATATTTCTAGCGTTATCTACATGTTTAGTGGCTACTACTTCACCAGTAATTTGTAGCGAATATATATTACCTCGTTTTGGTAACTCATATCCGTAAATATTAGAAAATTTAATTATTTTTGGTATATTTAATGCTTCTGCTTTTTTAATATCTAATCTTTTACCTTTTTCAGTATTACCACGAGTATTCAACCAGCATAATAAGAAGATAGGTTCTTCATTTTGCTTAAGTGCATTTAAATTAGTGTACCCAACTTCTATTGCTGCACCATCTAATTTAATAGATTCTACATCATCATCAGATAAAGGCTCTATTACATCACCTCGATTAGTAAATTTTTTAGATAAACTATACATAGGTCTTATATGTTTAAAATCACCTTCTGGCCCAATATCTTCTTCAATAGATGTAGAATATACTTTAATTATTTCATCGTATTGTTCATCAGAAATAATAGGTGTACCTTCATAGTAGGCTTTTTGTGCACCTTCTATAAACTCTTTTAAGGAATATTTCATTAATTATTTCCTGTTTAATTTCATTATCGTGTTCTGTGCCTCTTGTTCTGTTAGGCAATATCTATCTGTTGGTATCCATTTCCATAAAAATTTCTTATATATTAAGTAATAAGACTTATTTAAATGGATATGTTTTTCATATTTATATGACATATTATAATGTATTATAACCTATTTGTAAATAAGATTTATAAAGAAAAACCCCACACTAGGTAGGGTTTTTATTAAGTTTGACTGGCTTTATGTAATCTAGTGATTTTATATTCTCAATTATTGTATCTAATTGATTACCTTCACTGAGTAATAATACAGTAGCTGCTAATAGGTTAGATATGCATGGAGTTGTATATGGAATTGTTACTCCTTCCTTAGTGGGAAAATAGTTTTCCATCTCAAAATCAAGTATCCACCACCTTAACGACATGTATAATTCACCTCTAAATTCTGATACAGCTAGTCTTAGTTGCCTATCATCTTTTTCAGCTATTATTCTGTAGCCTAGATCTTCCAGATCTTGTATGTCTTGTGGGAACATTTAAAACTGATTCCATAGAAGCAATATTAATAATACTTCTAAGATTCAATACTCTAAATTTATCTTTAGAATAAGAGAATATTAGAACTTGATTACTATCCACAGGTGGATATGGTGAACCAAATTTAGTAATATTTTCTTGCTTTTTTCCTTGGATATATGGATCATCAAAATCGGTAGTACCTACTACAAATGTAGTTTTACCTTCTAACGTTTTATAATAGATAAATGCTACGTTATAAGTATCCATAAGATCTTGGAATTTAGTTAACTCCATAAACTCTCCTTAAGACATTTGTTCTTGTACTTTTACCAAAATTTCAGTCATATAATCTGCTGCTTTTCCGGTAAATTTACTAATCAATTCAGAATCTACACTATCTTCACCAACCAAAGCACTAATAGTAGAAATTAGATCATTATGTGAATCTGCTTTACTACGACGTTTACCTGAAGATGTAGTACTTGCACTAGATTTACTTGTTGATTTCGAAGCAGATTTAGATACATATACAGAATTGCCATCTTCATCAGTATATTTCATAATAATAGATCTAACCCCATTTACAGTACAACCTAATTCTTTAGCAATATCTTGAACTACTTCAGAAGTCATATTAGGTCGTTGATCTTCCTCGAAAGCATTAATACGTTCAATGTAATTATCAATAGCGTATTTACGAGATTCATCAGTCCAAACGAAAGTTGTCATATTTTATTTTATCCTTTGTTATTTTGTTAATATTTTAATCTCAATTGAGATTAAATAAATTATATTATTGTTATAGAATTTAGTAAAGAAAATTTTCAATTTGATATTTTTTAATCAAACATCCCAATCTGCTAAAGCCCTTTCTAATTCATCAACTAATTTTTTATATTCCGCTGTTGTAATATTGGCAGAATTAAAAGCCTCAAATTCTAAATTATAAAACCTAGCATGTTCTAAAATATCTAATAAAAGAATAATACTATTTTTTCTTTCATCTGTATTAATTTGTTCTTCTTTCTTATCTTGCATTAATCATCACCTCTACTTTGTACTTTAGTTTTACGTAGTTTTTGTAGAGCTTCATGTAGTAATTCATGTCTCTTTTCAATAGGCATAATAGATTGAATAGTTTCCACTTTTAATCCTAAATTTCTAAGGTGGTCTAAAGAGCCTAAATCATACCAGGGTTGGTATACATACCTATGCATACTTGATTCAAGTAAATATACTTTATAAGCTTTTTCACCTAATTTAGTTTTCGCTTCACCTTTAACTTCACCAGTGCAGTTATATGCAGCTACCCAGACAATCTCTCCAATTTGGAAATCTTCTTTTATACATAATTCGGGTAATTCTGGGGGATTAAGAGGATCTATAGCTGAAAATTTACGTAACATCGCACCAGAATTTTCTAGCTGAATTTTAACTAAAGCCTCAGATCTATGAGTTCTAGCAGCAATATTAGCTATAGATTCTTCTTCGAAATACATGGAAATCATAGTAAGTAATTCATCATTACTAACACTAGTTCCTCTTTTCTTACGTCTTAGTTCTTGGGTGATCGCTTCTTTATTCTTAAATTCTTCTAATAGGTTACCTAGCCTGGTAGTATTATAATTAATTCCTAGAATTTCGCAAGCAGCTTTTTTAGTACCACCTTCTTCTAGTAGATTTATAGCTGCTTGGTACTGTTCTTTAGAAATATCTACTGTTGAAATTCTAGCCATTATTAATCCTCTTTAAACATAATAATAGAAATACCTTGACCCCATATAAATTCTTCATAATTTAAAGGATCTTCAAAAATTTTCTCAATTAATTCTTCCACTATAATACTTTACTCTTGCTGTCCTTCAAGATCACATGCATAGCACTCTAGTTGTTCATTAGATGCCACTTTACCAGTATCTTTACTCATTTAATATTTTCCAGTCATCTTGTAAGTTATCAATTTTACAGGATCTAACTGCTTTTGCTTCAAAATCAAAGTAAAGTAGATTACTTGCTGGGGTAGCATATCCTGTACCTTTAGGCACTGGCATATACTCTGGCAAGCATGTGCCAGTTGCTTGACGCAGTTCTCCATTATTTTTATAGTATGAAAATGATACATGATTATTATACATTGCTTTCAAAAATTCTTCAAAATTTTTCATTTCTCACTCCTTCTATTTATTATTATATTATAGGCTATTTCTAGTCAATAGTAAATAGTTTTTATTAGGTTTAACTCGTTTATTCTTTAAAATTTATTAATTGATTATTAAATATAGCAATACTAAAAATAGTAGCACGAAGCTCTTTTAATTTATTTAAAACTACTTCTTCAGGGAGAATATAATTTTCCTTAGGCATATCTAATAATTCTTGTGCATAAATAAAATCTGCAGGTACTACCCTACATATTACTTTTTTATTAGTTCTTTTAGTTTGATAAATATTATTATTTTCATATAGAAAAGGTTTATCCTTAAACCTTTTCTTAGCTTTATTAGTATTACTCTCTACTATCCAAGGTTTACTCAATTTCTAATCTCCTTTCTCCTAATGTTTTCTTTTCTTCATCAGTTAAGAATTCAGTTGGTATATCAATATTATTTATCATACAATAAGTTCTATACCAATCTATTATATTTAGAAATTCCCCAGGTTCTTTAATACCTGCTTTAACTAACTGCATTCTATAGAATCTAGGATTGGCATTACATCCAGTAGCTAAATAAAATTCTTTTTTATGAAGTTTTAATGCATCTATAAAAGGTTGAAAACCTTTTGTACATTTACTAATTGAAGGCCAAAATATAGGATATAACTTATGAAAGAATTCAGCTTTTTTATCTGGTTTATCCTTTAAGAATCTATATATATCTTCAATAGTAATATCATTGGTACTATCGATATGAAAATATCTTAAAATATTTTGCTTAATTTCCCACGCATCATTATGTCTAGGTGGACAATAAGAAGATGTTGAAGCTATTATAGCAGATACTTTCTGAGCTAAATAAGCATCTGTATCTGTTTCTAAATTGCCCCATTTTTCTTCAATTATCTTTATTTTACAACCTTGTTCCATTAAATAATATCTAAAAGTATTTTCAAAGTTTACACTTTCTATTTCCCTTCTTTTAGCGAATAATTGTTGAGCTTTTTCTAACCAACCTTCGTGTACTAAGTATTCATCAGAACCAGCAGAGAATCCTTTAGTATCTGGTGAGGTATAGTAGAATATAAATTTAGCACCTCTATCACGTCTAAGTGCTTGAAATCTTAAATTAGGAGTCTGATTACTAGATAAAGTAATGACAAAAACATTATCAAAATAATTAAAATCTACACCACTAGTAACTGAAGGGCTACATGCTAATGCATCAATTCCTTGATTTTTTAGTTCATCATTAGTATAGTCTAATATTCTTCTAATATCTTCATCTTCAGTAGAAGCAGAATGTATTTCTTTTACAATCTTACCTGTTTGTTGTCTAATACTCATGCATCTTTCATTAATATCATCTGGGCTACAGTCTGAAACTAATATACATTTATCACCTAATTCTATACTAGATTTAAATGCTGCCCAAATAGATTCTTCATCTCCAAATTCATAAGCTATTGCATCATGTAACATCTTTCTAGGGTGACTAATTGCGTTAATTGGTTTATTATAGTCTATTAAGCTACCATAAGCACTAACAGTTTCTTCACTTATATCACCATCCGATAGTATAACGTAATCTGCGCTCATCATTATTTGAAATAGAGTATTAATACATTCTCGTCTCTTTTTTACTAGAGGACTAAATAGAAGATCATTCATTACTGCATCACACTCATCTATAAATAAGAATTTTATTCTGTGAGTACAAGCTGCAAACTTATGTAAGCTATGAATAGTAGTACTTATTCTGTCAGAACTACCACAAGAGAATTCTAACATATCCATAGTATTACTATATTCTCCAGCTCTAAATTTTTTTGCATTAGAAGACACTAAAGACCTAGTATTAGTAATGGCCATAAAGCCACCGGATACTTTACCTTCTTTTAACCAGTTAGTAACAGCGGTAGTTTTACCAGTACCTAAACTAGCTTTAATAAATGTTATAGAACCTTTTGGTGGTAAATCTCTAATTTTTAGATAAATATCTTCATCATTAGAGGACGAACTTATCTTTTCTACTTCTACCCCATCTATGATAGCAGGTACATATCTCCTAGCCTCTCCTAAGAAAGCCCTTAAAGCCTCAGATCTACCATTATGCATATATTGCTCTACAGTTCTATCTTTTCTATCAGCATAGTATATATATTCTTCTAGTATAGGTCTTATTTGTTTTTCTAACCAAGGTATATTTACACCATTCTGCCAAGCTCTATGATATAGTTTGGGCATAATTCTCAAATATACACCATCATCTGCATCTTTTAGCTCTTCAATTACTTCTTGAACTGCTTTAGGTATAGACCTTTTACCATCAATCATATTAAATAATGAAAAATCATTTTTAACTACATCTGCCTTTTTAGATACAAACTCTGGTAGATTAGTGGGTATATTACACACTTCTCCAGGCTGATATACTAATCTAGAACTATCTTTAAATGGGTCTAAAATACCGTCATAAAATAATGGATCAGCAAAGAAATGCGGTTGTGTTTGACTATATAATGCTAAGTCAGCTATTTCAAACTGAAACATTATTTTTGCTTTAGCATTAACTTCACTAAATAGATATTTTAATTGAGCTTGGTTAACTGGATTATCAGATTGCAGTACTAAGTGCATCCTTATATTTTCCTTAAGACCTGCAGAACTTGACGCATGAGCAATATATCCCATATCTATATTAAATATTTCTGGGTTTATTTGTGACAAACATTCTATAATATAATCAGCCCAAGATTTAATATTTAATTTCTCTAGTCTACTATTTAAAGGTACACTATCTATATCCATTACTATTATATTACTAGCTATACTAGTATTAAAATTAGCTTTATTTCTTTTAAATGGTTCGTAATTAATAGTTTTAGAACCCCTAATAGCTAGTAAATTAGGATTAGTTGCTAATTCTTTTACTAATTCATAAGTCTCATCTAAATTAATAGGATTAACTTCCTTATATAGCTCAAATTTACTAGGTAGCATAGCTGGACTTGAAATGATTTCACCCTTTGTATCTAATCTAAATACTTTTGCAAATATCCAACTATCTCTCTCAATAAAGTCCCATTGCCCCATTAATTCATTAAAATGGTAACCTTTATGTCCTTTAAGTATTGAAAACATATATTATTAAAAACCTCCTACATTTGGTATATATCTTATCATTTTATATAGTACATTGTAAATAAATTTTTTAGCTTTCAAAAATTCTTTCAAAAATTCTAAAAAGTAAGACGGTTTGATACCTGAAAGCTATGCGTTAAAAAATCCTAATTTTGAATTATTTTTATGTTGTAATACAACCATACATGTAACTTTTAGTATATAGCATAAAATTATGGTCTCAGGCGCGGTGGCGAAAATTTAAAGGATTTTAAATGTATTGATATAAACTTTAAAAATTATCTTGAATATAGGCTTAAAATATGTCATTATATAGTTGTTAAGGTAAGAACAATAAAGTTCCTCTACCGACTAAACGGAGATGCTTAATGTCA